TGCTCGACCCTTGCCTTGTTGTGCTTCATATGACTCCACAATGCCATCTTTGATCTCTTGAGGAGTCATTGACAGGTCTACCAGTCTTTTGTTGCGCTTGTAGCCATGAGCCATCTCACCAGTCACCCATTCAGATGGCTGTTGCTTCTTCCACTCTTCTTTCAGAACAGTGCGAATAGGACGCTGTCTTTTAGACTCTGTAACAAAAGTGTCATCGTCTGACAACATGTTAGGCACACCATCACCTCTGTCGCCAATGATAATATGCTCCATCAGTACATTGTGAGCCGGTTCGGTGATCTTAATCATCTTCTTCTTGCCGGGGCTGTACTGTGACACATTAGGAAACTTCTGCAACTGGGCAAAATCGTGATCACCAGATATAACTAGAAATGGTTCAGCAGATGCAAACAGCTTCCCCTCAGTACTTGCTGTCTGGCTATACTCTGCTAATGCACCAACCACATCATCAGCTTCAGCCCCATGTATGTTAATCACAGGATAGGGCATGAACTCGTCAATCTCATCACGCACCATGTTCAATGCGTCAAATATAGATGACCAATCTAATCCACTATCATCACGGGACTTCTTACGACCCGCTTTGTAGTGTGGAAAGACTTCTCTGCGCCAGTAGTGTCTATTATCACACGCAATTACTATCTCACCAAACTCTTTGCCATATCTGTTTTTATAGCTACGAATTGAGTTGAGTATCATGTGACGGATGAGTGGGACATTGATATCCACAGATTTATCTTTACGATGACCTATTTCTGCCATGAAATTAGAAATGGAGACTTGACTATAATCAATAACAATCATATCGGTAATACTCCTGCTTCAACTTCATTAGGATCAAAGCCCCAACGATATCCAAGATCAGGATAAAACACACCTTTAGAACGCTTTGGGTTACCATCGGAGTCATAAGCTAGGGTCATGCATGTCCACTGAGTTGCGTTATCTGCATTGGCACCGTATCTATCATCGATCCAGTCACCACTTCTGAGATACGCTTCCATGTGCCGAATGTAACCAGTGCATGAGGCTGCTTTGGCTATTGCACCTTTATCACCGGCTTTAGCACCACGATTGAACTCGGTGAGATATTCTTTCTGAGTCTTGATCCACTCTCGGACGTTCACCAGACTAAATGTCTCATCGTCATCTAGGGCGACAACAGATGGGGCGATACCTGCGTAGGTGGGAGGATTATCTCTTTGACGCTTTTCTCTAGCCAGTTTGAGCCGTTCGCCAGCTTGGGCTCTTTGCTCTTCTGACATAGGCTTGCGCTTCTTGCGTACTTTCTTAGCTTCTGGGCGAAACTTTTCGTACTTGTCTTTAGCCATGGTGAAATTCCTATTAATTGTTTGTTTACAGTATCTATGTTAACAGGAACAACACCATGTGTCAAGAGGTTAAACTAAAGTTTTGATAGAGGATACTCTGATAGAACGCCAATCTTTCTTCACAGTGTCAAATACAGTCAATGTGTCTTGATTGCGCTGGAGTGCCACCGCTTCATCGCCATAGATTTCTTTGAGGATACTGGGTTGTATCGTTGCTTCCATAACACGCTCTGTGCCATCGACTTTAGTGAATGTAACAGTGCGTACACCATTGCTTAGACTTTCAATGTATGCTTCTTTACTCATAATATAATTCCCCTTCAGGATTTAACGCGGGCTCTTAGGTCGCTGGTTGAAAAACGATGATCTCGTTTATTAAAATATAGTGCGATACCTCTATCCTTGCAGATTGTGGCACCAGTAAAGTCTTTTTCTCTATATTCTTCACCTAGTATTCTAACATTAATATCGTACATTGTCAAGATATCTTCTAAATCAATTTCATTACCATATGGTATAATCTCATCCACATAGCGAACGCCATTTAACTGGGTGTATCGCTCTACCACTGTCTGAACTGGCTTGTTCTTATTTTTTCTATCGGTAGATGGGTCTACCTGCAACCCACATATTAGATAATCACATTGCGATTTTGCATCTCTGAGCATTTGCACATGTCCAGCATGAAGCAAATCAAAGGTACTGCATGTGAAGCCTGTAATCACTTGAGTATCAGCCCACTAGTAAACTCACGGTATGAACTAACTACGTCTTTATGAACTTCAGCCACAAATACCACATTAGTGGTGTAGAAAGAGCATTCATCTGCCTCTTCACCGCTTGTCATACTCAAACCACGTGCGAATCCCATGCCAGATTCACCATGAACAACCATCCGTGGATCTTTTAGTGTGATCTTGCCATCCTCTTCGCTTACAAATTTGCCGATGAACTCACCGACGGTCGATACTACTGATATTACATCATTCACTTCTACTGACATTATTATGTTTCCCTTTTGTCTATTAGCCAACCTAGTTTATTTCTCAAATTCCTGTCCAGTCTGTTCAACTGGTCTACTTCCGTATCACTTAATTTTGATTCAGCTACTACAACCTCCGGGGTTGGTTCTGGTTTTGCGTCCATCATAAAATCTTCAACAGTTTCAGTAGCATCATCACCGAGGAACGTCATCGACTCACCTCGCCTTTCCATGAGACTCATGTTGGCTGATATGACTAGCAGTATAGCTAACGGATCAAACACTACTACAAGTAATAGTATCACGAATCGCACCGCTTTGTCAAGTAGTTCCTTGTCGGAATCACCATATATTAATTCAGCGATATATTTGATAGGTCCCACTTCAACTTCAATCACCAATTGTTCTGTCTCAAGCACTAATTTGCTTGATAGGAGCGTCTCCATTGCTTCACCAGCGTCATCAATAGATAAGTTGAGTGTCTGTCTCTCTAATGATTGTGACTGACGTACAGCTAGGGATCCTTCAGCCCCTCTTATTCTATCGTAGTCAATGAGCGTCTGTACAGCTTGGTCCAGCTGTCCGATAACTTGTTGAGCATCATCTACGCGCCTTTGTTGTTGCGCTAGTCTGGCATCGATCCTAGCTATCTGGAGAGACTTATCACCCGTTGTCACCGAGTGTTCTAAGTGTGCTTTGGACAGATATCCGTAGATTCCCATAGAGGTGATGACGGAAAGAATAATGACCGATGCAGTGAAATAGGTTCTGAGGAGAAACCCGGCTTTCTTCCAGTTTCTATATAGCCATGAGGCTGTGACCAACTTAGCAAGTTCTAATACAATACCCATAGCCATGATGGGTATTTTGACTGCGGGGAATATAGCCATCAATCCAATAATGGAAAAATAACCCGCTACGGCAGATACTGACAGCGCGGATACAATTAATAATACTAGGAATATCATCTAGGACTCCACTTGATTGGTACGAATTCAGCGAGGTGACTTCTACGCAATCTGATATTCAACATATCATTCAGACATCGTGGGTCTTCGCGGCATTGCCACTGTAGAAGAAGTTCCTGCATCTTAGCATAGGACTTCTTCTCATATTCCACCAGAGTATCTTTGATAAGATCACCTTCATATTCTAGTACGGCATTGCCACTACCAAAATACTTTTCATATTGTTTAATAGGTTTACACGAGTATCCAATGTAGTATCTTCCATCTGGGAAGTATGTACAATATACCCTATGTACTTTCTTTTCCGCGGGTTTCTTCTTCCGCTTCTTCTTCACTACTTTCTTCACTGCTACCATCTTCTAATACACCTGAATCATCATCTAGTGTACTATTTATATTCTTTTTCCCGAATATGGAATCCCAGTTATTGTCTATCTGTTGTTGATTTTCTCTACGTCTTCCACTTCCTTTACCACCATGCCAACCTTTCATGCATTTCCTTTGTACATATAAAATGTCCAGAATAGACGATTTCGTTTCTCCACAACTGGATATTTACATGCTATCTCTTTGTTATCGTATAGTTCTTTAGAGAACACTATCTGCTTTTCAAACAGTATCTCCCAGTCATCACCATACGTTTCGTTAAATGCTTCATCTATCTTATCTCTGTCACTGAAACTCAGGACAGCAGAATAGAATTCACCACCGGTATTGAGGTATTTCTTGGAGTCTTTGACAGCCGCAACTGTCAACTCCCATCCATTTTCTGGTGTAGGGACATTCTTAGGAAACCATGTAGTTATGTCTGCAATCTCTTTAGCACAACCACTGATGTCACTAGCAATAATGTCAAATTTTTGGTCTGTGAGATTGGAGTATATGTCGCTTTGAAGGACTTGCATTTCGACATCATTGGAAGCACAATTATCCTGCGCGTATTTCACATGACCATCATATATGTCCAATCCAATGCAACCATCTGCACCGTTTTTCATAAAGTGAATCCCTACTGCACCAACTCCACACCCTAAATCCAATATGGTCTTCCCTACTGGATCGATGTTTTGTGCAAA